CAGGGGAGAAGCATAAGTTCGCGCGCGAAAATTCGAATTGTCATGAAAAAGGACACAATTTCCGGAACTAACTGGATTTACGCCTACTACCAGGGAATTAAAGACGGGACCTACGTTGTGGGTCAATGGATACGCATTTTATACGAGTATCTGATCAAAGGACTGCAGGAAAAGCAGTTCTTTTTTGATGCCAAAAAGGCAAACGCCGCGATCGAGTGGAAGGAGACGCACTGTTTCCACACTGAGGGGCCGCTTGCACCGGGGCCGCTCAAACTTGAGGTCTGGCAGAAGGCAAAAACGTCCGCGATATACGGAATTGTTGATAAGGACGGGAATCCACAGTTTCGGGAAGTGTTTGAGGTCGTCGGCAGGAAGAACGGCAAATCACTGGACGCCGCCAGCGACGCTAATTACGTTTTCCGTCAGTACGGCGGATACGGGGCGAGGGTCTTTAATATCGCACCGAAGTTTGACCAGGCTGACATCATTTACAACTGCGTTTGGCAGATGGTGACGCTCGATCCGGATTGGCAGGAGCTGAAAGAAAAGTCTCTGGTCAAGGACACTCAGCACCGAAAAGTGAACGATGACTCGATGCTCGTCAGACACCGCCAGACGGATCTCTTCATTCCAGGGCTTAACAGCTCGGTGAAGAAAATCTCGTTCAACAGTAAATCAAGCGACGGATTCAACCCGTCACTGACGATAAACGACGAGATTGCGGCATGGCCCGGAGACAAGGGCCTCAAACAGTACGAGGTCATGAAGTCGGCGATGGGCGCACGACCCGACAGCTTCATTATGTCGGTCACGACCGCAGGCTATGAGAACGACGGGATCTACGATGAGCTGATGAAGCGCTCGACCAGATTCCTGCTGGGAGACAGCAAGGAGAAGAAGCTGTTGCCGTTCCTCTACATGATCGATGACCTCGACAAGTGGAACGACATCAACGAACTCCGGAAGGCGAACCCGAACCTCGGCGTCAGCATCTCAGTCGACTATCTGCTGGAAGAGATAGCGGTCGCCGAAGGCTCTCTCAGCAAGAAGGCCGAGTTCATCACGAAATACTGTTGTCAGAAGCAGAACAGCTCACTGGCATGGCTGCCGATGAACGTGGTCGAAGACGCCACAGGCGAACATATGCGCCTTGAGGACTTCAGCGGCTGTTATGCGGTCGGCGGTCTGGACTTGTCTCAGGTGAAGGATCTCACGGCAGCGGTGGCGGTGATAGAGAAGAGCGGCGAGCTTTACGCCTTCGCCCACTTCTGGCTTCCAGCCGAGAAGATAGACGAGGCGACTCAGCGAGACGGCCTGCCGTACCAGTTATACATCCAGCGCGGCCTATTGTCGCCGAGCGGTGACAACTTCGTCGACTATCACGACTGCTACAACTGGTTCGTGGATCTGGTCGAGAAATACAAGATATATCCGCTTCAGGTCGGCTATGACCGATACTCGGCGCAGTATCTGGTCAAGGACATGGAGAATTACGGCTTCCACATGGACGACGTCTTCCAGGGCGAGAACCTCTACGGGGTCATGATGGAGACACAGGGCCTTCTTGAAGACAAGAAGATCCACATAGGCGACAACGACCTATTAAAGGCGCATCTACTCAACAGCGCCATCAAAATGAGCACCGAACGGGGACGAGGGAAACTTGTAAAACTCTCGCCCTCGCTTCACATAGACGGAACGGCGGCCTTGCTGGATGCGATGACCGTCAGGCAGAAATGGTACGCCGAGATCGGCGAACAGTTAAAGAACGAGGAATAACATGGGACTATTTGACTTCCTGTTCAAAAAAGCACCAGAACCTAAAGGCGAATACGAAGGCACCTTTAAGATGCTGACAGGCTACGAGCCGCGCTTCACCACATGGAACGGGTCCATCTACGAGTCGGAGCTGATCCGGGCGTCCATCCACGCGCTCGCCACACACACGAGCAAGCTGAAGGTCGAGACGTTCGGCGCGGCACGTCCTGCGCTCCAGAACAAACTCAGACACGGCCCGAACCAGTTCCAGACGTGGAGCCAGTTCCAGTACCGCCTGCGGACTATTCTGGAGTGCAACAACAACGCCGTCATCTGCCCGGTCTATGACGAGTTCGGCGAGCCGTCAGGCATCTACACACCGCTTCCGAGCCGCTGCACCATCGTCCAGTACGGGAAAGTCCCGTATCTGCGTTACGAGTTCAGCAACGGAGAGAAGGCAGCCATCGAGCTGGCCTACTGCGGCATCATGACGAAGTTCCAGTACAAGAACGACTTCTTCGGCGAGACGAATGCGGCACTGGAAGACACGATGGACCTCATCCACATCCAGAACCAGGGCATCGAGGAAGGTGTGAAGAGCGCGGCGACTTACCGCTTCATGGCGTCGCTGTCAAACTTCGCCAAACCCGAAGACCTGGCAAAAGAGCGGCAGCGGTTCACGGCTGAGAACTTCTCACGAGAAGCTAAGGGCGGCGGTCTTCTGTTATTCCCGAACACCTACCAGAACGTGAAGCAGGTCGAGGTCAAGCCGTGGGTGATTGATGCGGACCAGATGAAGGCCATCAAGGATAACGTCTACCAATACTTCGGCACGAACGAGGAAGTCCTGACGAACGAGGTCTACGGTGACAAGTGGTCGGCCTTCTACGAAGGCGCGATCGAGCCGTTCGCCATTCAGGAGAGCGAAGTCCTGACGAAGATGTTCTTCACGTTCCGTGAGCAGTCACAGGGGAATTATGTCATGGCAACCGCGAATCGTCTCCAGTACCTGAGCAATACAGAGAAGCTGCAAGTCTCCAGCCAGATGCTGGACCGCGGGATCATGAGCATCAACGACGTGAGGGAGATCTGGAACCTGCCGCCAGTCGACGGCGGCGATGTCCGAATCATCCGCGGCGAATATTGGAACGCTGATGAGAAAGTTACGGAGGATAACAATGGATAAAGAGATCAGAGCCTTCACCTTTGACGTGATGGCTGAGCAGGATGAAGACCACGGCAATCATCTGACGGGACGGCCTATCGTATACGAGTCAAGGACAAACCTCGGATGGTATGACGAGATCATCGCGGACGGCGCTCTTGAGGAAACAGACCTCAGAGACGTCCGTTTTTTAGTGAACCACAATACCGACATGATTCCACTGGCGCGGTCACGCAATAACAACGACAACAGCACCATGAAGCTGGAAGTCGTACCGGGACAAGGCATGGACATCCGCGTCGACCTCGATACGGATTACAACACGGAATCAAGGAACCTTTATTCGGCAGTAAAACGTGGAGACATTTCCGGGATGTCTTTCATGTTTTCGGTCGATGGGGATAAATGGGACGACATTGAAAGCGACCATCCGACGCGAACGATCACAAAGATCGGGCGAGTGTTTGAGGTCAGCGCGGTGACGTTCCCAGCCTACAGCGCAACAAGTATCACGGCAAGGGGCCTGTCCGACGCACTGGAGAGTGCGAAGGAATCACTGGAGAGTGCAAAAGCCGCGAAGCGTGAGATCGAGCGCAAGAAGCAAAAGATCAAAATTTTGACGGAGGTTCTGTAATGGAAGAACTCAAAAACATGACCGTCGAAGAGCTTGAGCAGCGCAAAGCAGAACTCCGTGAGTCCGTTGAGGCTCCGGAAGCTGACCTTGATGCTATCGAGAGCGAAGGACGGGCAATCAACGAAGAACTTGAAAACCGCAAACAGGCCGAAGCCCAGAAGGTCGAGATCCGTGAGCTGATCGCGGCTGGCGAGGGTGAAGTGGTCGAAAACATCATTCCCGTAGTGGAAGAAAGGAAACTCCCGACAATGGAAGAAATCAGAAACAGCAGAGAATACATCGACGCTTATGCCGAATATCTTAAGTCAGGCGATGACACAGAAGTCAGAAATATGCTGACCACAGAGAACACAGCGAACGGGACTCACTCGATCCCGGTTCCGGAGTTCGTCTATGAGATCACGAAGACCGCATGGGAGCGCGAAGGCATCATCAGCCGCGTCCGTAAGTCCTACCTCAAGGGCGTCATCAAAGTCGGTTTTGAAATCTCCGCGACTGGCGCCGTGATCCACACAGAAGGCGGCGAGGCTGTCAGCGCTGAAGACCTGGTCATCGGCACTGTGGAAATGATTCCGCAGAGCATCAAGAAGTTCGTCCAGATCTCCGATGAGGCTCTTGACCTCAGAGGCGAGGCGTTCCTGCGCTATCTGTACGATGAACTGACCTATAGAATCGCCAAGAAGGCCGCTGACGAGCTCATCGCCAAGATCAAAGCCTGCGGCACTCAGTCCGTGACGACTTGCCCCGGTGTCCCGAAGATCACAGAAGCCACCATCGGCGTCGGCACTGTCGCCAAGGCTATGGCTGAGCTCAGTGATGAAGCCGCCAACCCGGTCATCATGATGAACAAGAAGACCTGGGGCGCTCTCAAGGCTGCTCAGGCCGCTGCCAGCTACGGCTATGACCCGTTCGAAGGCCTTCCGGTCCTCTTCAACAACACGATCGCCGCTTATAGCGCCGCCACGACTGGCGTCTGCTACATGATCGTCGGCGACCTTGACCAGGGCGCTCTTATCAACTATCCGAACGGCGACGGCATCGAGTTCAAGTTCGACAACCTGAGCCTGAAGAAGCAGGACCTTGTCGAGGTTCTGGGCCGCCAGTATGCCGCCATCGGCGTCGTGGCCCCGGATGCGTTCGTCCAGGTCGTGAAGTAATCAACCACACATTAGGAGGGAAGCCATGAAGATAATGATCGCCATACCGTGCATGGACCAGGTTCCGGTGCTATTCATGCGGAGCCTGGTTCTGCTTCAAAAACCTGATAACTGCACACTTGCCTTGAAGCAAGGCTCGCTCGTCTACACATCACGCAACGAACTGGCTATTCAGGCGATAGAGTCGGAGTCTGACCTGGTCTTCTGGGTGGATTCCGACATGACATTCCAACCGGACACTTTGCTCCGTATGATCGACGTTTTGACGAAGAACAACCTCGACATCTTGACGGCGCTGTGCTTCCGGAGGGTGAAGCCCTACACGCCGACGCTGTTCGACAAGCTGGAGATCAAAGGCGAGGCGGCTGAGTGGACGGAGTTCCGGGACATCCCGAACGAACTCTTTGAAGTGGGCGGCTGCGGTCTTGCCGGGATGCTGATGAAGACGGACGTGTTCTTCGATGTGCAAAACACATTCGGGAATATGTTCGCGCCGATCGGCAACAACGGCGAGGATGTGGCCTTCTGCTGGAGGGCAAGGCAGTGCGGCTATCACATCTACTGCGACCCGACCATCGTCTTCGGACACGTCGGCAACATGGTGATCGACGATCATTTCTACAAGGCTTTTAGAGGGACATCATGAGCAATTTAACTTTGGTAAACAAAGCAAAGGCGGCTTGCCGGGTAACAACAGTTTATTACGACAGCGAGATCAGTGACCTGGTCGACGCTGCGCTTATCGACCTGACATTCGGCGGCGCGGTCGAAGTGGACCCGACCGACCCTATGGTCATCCGTGCGGTCTGCACATATTGCAAGATGAACCTCGGCAACCCGGAAAACTATGACCGCCTGAAAGCGTCCTACGACGAGCAGAAGGCTCAGTTAGGCACGGCGACAGGGTATACGAACTGGAGCGCATCATGACGAACGACGGAATCCTCGGAGTATATCGGCTGACCAATACAGCCGACGCCGGTTATATGCCGCAGATGCAGCTGGTGAAGTTGTTCGATGCGTACTTCAGCCGCCAGAGAGTGGGCGTGACGCGGCTCTATGCAGCCATAGGCGTCAACGCTCAGCTCGACGCGGTCTTCCGTCTCTGGAACACCAGAATCGACGAGGCGATGCCGAAAGACCTCTACGCGGTGGCTGAGGGCGTCCAGTACCGCATCACGCTCGTGCAGGACGTGGTAGAACGCGACGCCGTTGACATCACGGTCCAGAAAATCGACGACTTATTCACGATAGCAGAGGAAGAAAATGTCCCAGACAACAATGACACTTCAGACGAGACTGAAGAACCTGGCTGACGAGTTCAAGGCCATCTCCAGCGTCATCCATCACTACAAGAGGGTGGAGACATCCGCGCCTTTTGGCGTGTGGTGCGAGCAGTTCGAAACGAACTCGGACTTCGCGGATAACACGAAGACGACGCAGGGCGTGAGCGTTCAGCTGGACTACTACACACAGGAAGAGTTTGACGGCGTCATTGATTCCCTGCAGGAGTATTTCAACTCGAACTGCTATCCGTGGAACCTTGAGAACGTCATCTATGAGGACGACACGAACCTGATCCACTACAGCTGGAGCTTTACCGTATATGGCACGATTTAAGATTGACGGCCTTGATAACTTCATATCCGACCTGGAAGAGCTTCAGAGAGCACTCCCGGAAGACTTAGGCCGGGCGGTGTATGAAGGCGCGAAGATCGTCACGGACGAGATCCGACGCGAAATCGAAGCACTGCCTGTTGGCAAGAAACCGACAAAGGGCGAGATCCTTGACTACCAAAAGGAGGGGATGCTCAACGGCCTGGATATTGCAAAGGCGCAGCGCACTGACGACGAGGTCAACGTGCTTATCGGCATGGGCGGTTATAACTCACACGGTGAAGCAAATTCTAAGATCCAGCGGTCCATTGAAGCAGGGACGAGCTGGGGAAGAAAAGCGACACCGTTCGTCCGCAGGGCGATAAACAAAACAAAAAAGCAAGCCGAAGAGGCTATGGCAAAGGCTTTGGAAGAAGCCATATCTCGACACATGGGAGGATAAACAAATGGCCGTAAATGGCAGAGTTATCACGGGCTTTTCGAAGCCTTATGTAGCTAAATACGCGGTGAGCAACGGCACTGTGTCCTACTCGGATGAAATGGTGCTGGCCCGCGGCGTTTCCGTTTCTCTTGATATTGAGTCTTCAGACGACAACAACTTCTATGCTGACAACCAGGTCGCGGAATCCGCAAGCGGTGTCTTCTCGTCCGGTACTGTGACCCTCACGGTCGACGGCACGAAGAAGGGCGCGAGAAGAATGATCTTCGGGCTTCCGGCAGCCAGCACGGCAACAGGGTCCGCTGGCCTCGTCATGTACGGCGACAGCATGGTGGTCCCGGATGTCGGTATCGCATGGGTCGCCCGTTATATGTCTGAAGGCGTGACTACTTACGTTCCGCAGATCATTCCGAAAGCCAAGTTCCAGCTTCCGGCGAAGGAAGCCGCGACTCAGGAAGAGGAGATCGACTGGCAGACAGAGGAACTGGTCGCCACCATCATGAGAGACGACTCAGCCAATCACACATGGTTCATCGACAGCGATACGGAATACTCATCAGAGGCCGACGCTGTCGCAGCCATCACAGCATTTTTCTAAAGGGGTGAAAGCATGGAGATCTACGGCAAGGAATACGGCTTTATGCTGACGGTGGACGCGGTCTGCGCCATCGCCGAACAATGCCCGAACCACGACATCAACCGAATAGATGAATGGCTCGGCTCTGACCTGGTAAGCATCACCAAAGCCATGAAGGTCATGGCACCGGCGATGTCGAAGGCATACTGCGATGTTATGAGCGAGATTGACCCGAAGTTCAAGGGCGAACCGCTCACGGCGAAGATCATCGGCCTGATGGCTCCACAGATGCTCTCCGAACTGGAAGAAGAGATCGTCAAGGCTTACCAGTCAGGGCAGCAGACCACTATCGACACCAAATCAAAAAAAAAGTGAAAGGAACCGGGATTGACTTAACCAGTCGTCCCGGTTGTCTTTTCTACGGCTACCAGCTCGGCATGAGCCGTCACGAGATACTGACGACCAGATACGGGGAGTTTTTAGACATTCTCTCCTGCCAGGCGGTGGCAAACGGAGCAGCAACGATTCGGCACCATGTCACGAACTACATGGACGCTATAAGGATGAGATAAATGGCAGACGTAAAAGTCAAGGTATCAGCGGACGGCGCGCAACAATTTAAAAAAGACTGGGCCGATATGATCCAGCAGTCGAAGATGCTCGACTCTGAGCTGAAGCTGGTCGCGTCGTCATTTGATAAGAACGCCAGCGCTCAGAAGAAGGCAGCGGCTGAGAACAAGGTCCTCACGAAGTCGATCGAGGCCCAGAAGTCAAAAATCGACCTGCTGAAGACCGAGATCGCACGGGCGACGGATAGGTACGGCGAGAATGACAGATATGTCATGAAGCTGAAGACCGACCTCAACAAGGCCGAAACTGCCTTAAATGGCATGAATGCCAAAGTCAAAGAGAATGGGACGGCTCTCTCACGGTTCGGCGACAAGATCAAGGGAGCCTTTGCCGGTCTTAAAGACGGCGAGAAGAGCGTCCTGAGCTTTGGTGATGTCCTCAAGGCGAATATCCTCGGCGACCTCATCACGAGCGGCATCAAAT